GCAGGTTCGCTCCAGTAGCCACCGTACGCTCCAACTGCGGTATCACGGCCAAGGTAGGTCGAGCGGGCAATTCCCGTTGCAACCTGCGCCCACAGGCCGCTGGCGAGCTTCGTCCAGGCGACCGAGGCTCGGGTGAAGGTTGCGACAGGAGAACCTGAGGACTGCGCCGGAACCGTGTTGACGATACCGTTGCCGAGGTCGTTTAGCGGCAGGTTGAAAGAGGGAAACCCAATCCCGCCTCCGGCAGAACCGAAGATGCGCAAAGTCCGCCTGCCTGCGCCGACGTGGAGCATTTACAAGCCGTCTCCGCAAGTCACCTCGAACGATGCGCCAGCACTTGCGATAAACCAGGAACTAGGCGCCAGCGTGAACACTTCGACGCTTGCGGGCAGCATGCCGATCGTCCGCGGACTCGGCACGCCCAACGCAGGCGCGGTTGCGACCATGCCCGCTGGCGCCACCGCAGACGGTCCTGGCGCCGAGGACTGGAACCACGCTTGCGCGGTCAGACTCAGGTTGCGGACGCGGTAATTCGTCATCTGTTGCGACCCTGCCGAAACCACCTGAACCGCCGCGCTCGAATCGACAAAAAAGGTGCTGCTCCCCATCGGGGAAAACGCGGCGTTGTTCATTTGCCCTCCATGTCCGCTTTAGTCGGCCAGCCGGAGCCGCGATTGCGCGGCGTTTCGATGCCGAGGAATTCGCCATACGGCGCGTTGACCGGAACTTCAATCGGTTCGGTAATCGGCATCAGGGAGCCCGTGAGCGTTGGAATCTCACCCGGCATCCACGGCGCGTTTCCGTAGCGGGACTGTTTCTTGAGCGAGGGTTCTGGGGCAAGGACGCTGCCGACCAGGGCGGGAGTGGGTGCGGCGAGCTTACGGCTGGTCATGTTCGTCTCCTGAGCGCCTGGTCGATTCCGCCTTGAGCGCTGGCACGAACACGAACAGGGCAATAACAGCAACAACGGATGCCCCCTGCCAGCTTGGATTGTACGTTACATAGCCAGCCAGGGCAACCACACCGAAAAGCGCCGTGAGGGACAGTATCCTGCTTGCCAGCATTTGAATTCCGACCTTTGCATACGCGAACATGACTTTCAGATCGGGCACGCCGATATCATTCATTTGGCTCATCGTCAACGTCTCCTTTCTGCTTGAAAAACTCACCGGCCGAATCGTCCTGCTGCACATTCAACCGGATGGATTCGACCTTCAAGAAACGGTCCAACACTTTGCATCGTTCGGTCAAAGAATACTTCGGGTTCTCCCCCGGATTGGGTTTCTCCATGACCTCGGCCATCATTTCCTTGATTGCCCGCACTAGGACCGGATCGACGCCCTTTGACTTCGCCTTCGGCTTGGTCATTGCAAGTACTTCACGCCTTCGGCGCCGACCGCGCCAGCGCCCGCCGTCACGCCTATCAGAGTAGCGATCCTGCGCGCGATATTTGTCTTTTCCTCAATGGTCTCGGCCTTGTCGATCAGCACGCGCGCTGCGTTCCACTGCGCACGCGGAATCAGTTCTTTGTCCAATCCTGAATCGAGCGCCTTCGTCAAGATCGAAAGTGCCTTCTTTTGCGATTTTTCGCCAGGAAGAGAAGCAAGGTCATCGGCCTTCTGGATTTCAGTTCTGACTGCGGCCGCTGCTTGGGTCTTTTCCGCGCCGCGCTCGGCGAGCTCGCCGTGCATCTTCGCCAACTGCTTCGCCGTGCGGTCCATGCCTGAGATGTCCCCGAACTGCTTTTTCAGTGCCGCTTCGACGTTCGGCAGGGATTGAAGCGATGCGCGCATGCCGGGCTCGGATAGCTTTTCTAGCGCCTTCGTCGGTTGCATCGTGCGCGTCGTTTCCCTGATCCACTGTTCGACCCACACACCGACTTGCTTCGTTGCGATCGAGCGATATTGCGGCGATGCGCCCTTGCCGCCGGCAACCGCGTCGATCATCTGCTCAATACCCTCGCGCGTAGAAAAAATTCTGCCCGGTAAATTCTGGTCGGAGACCTTGGCGTAAGCCTCGCCTTGCAAGCCGCCCTCGGTATCGTGCAGCGCCCGCCCGAACCGCGTCCCGAGCGTTTCCAGTGGTTCCGACATTTGCCGATACTTGGCCTTGTACTCGCCGAACTCCGGCACGAATTCCTGCATGGCCCTGTCCAACGCCTTCGCCGCCTTCTTGGCTTCACCTCGGAATATGGCGCCGTACCCCTCCATATCGCGCGAGAACGCGATGTCGTTCAGTTTGCGCCGCGCCACCTCCAACTGCTCAAACGTCTTGCCGGGGCGGTACGGTTCCTGCTCTAGCGCGGCATCGCGCCCAAGTGCGCTGAGCCGGTGCACCGTCTCCCGGTCAGTATCGGCAATCGAATAGACTTTTTCGCCACGCAGTTCCTTCTGGATCAAGTCGCGCAGCGCCTGAACTCCGCCGTCGACCATATCGTTTGGTATGTCCCATCCTTCCTCGCGCAGAGCATTCGCAAGATCGCCCAGGCCTTGACCGTTCCGAGTGAATAGACCAGGGCGAAGACCTTTGACCCCATTTCCAACGCGGCCTTCGCCCGTAAGGTCCGAGATTTGATTGATCGAGATGCCGCCCTTTTTCTGAATCGCGGCCAGAAGGCTTTCGGCTTGAAACGCGGCGGGTGCGCGACCTGCGCCGGCCGCTGGATCGACTTCCTTCCCGGCCACAGTGGAGAGCGCGTTTTTCAGCGCAACTTCGAGATCTGGAATACCGGCAGCCTTTTCCAGCATCGCATTCAGTTCGCCCTCAATTTCTGACGTATCCACGCGCGCGCCAGTCGCTTCCTTGGCCGCGGCTTTTTCCATCACCTCGGCGAACTGCTCTTTGGCGATGTCGGCGCGCACGGTTTTCGCGTTCTCCATCGTCTCGTTGAAGGTGCCGCGAATGGATGCCCCGATCTTGCCCAGGTCCGCCGGCACGGTGCGCTCGGTCTCTAGCTGCGCCTCCAGCCGCTTTTCAACGTCACCGATCGCCTTGACGCGCAACTCGTCCTGCTGGCCGGCCTTGCTCAACTTCGCCATGCCTTCCTCGACCGCCTTGCGCGCCTCGATCCCGGCCGCTTCCCGTGAAGGCGCAACCCTCCTGCCAATCACGTCGCCGGCAAACTCGCCCACCTTGGACGCGCCAGCGCCGATCGTTTTGGCGCCGCGTTCAAGTAGAGCGCCAACCGGTGCGCCAACCTGCCGCAGCGCCGGTCCCGCCAGTTTGCCGCTACCGGACATCCCGCCCATCAGCATGCCGCCGGTCGGCCCGAGCCCTTCCAGCTTGCTCGCCGATACCGCTTCCTGGAGACCGCCCAGGGCTTCCTTCCCCTCCGGCGTGCGCGGCGTGCGCGTCAATGCGCTGGCGCCCTCCATCGCCCCTTCCTTGAAGCCAGGACCGCCTCGCCCCATCGCCTGCCGAACAGCGGCGTTTGCTCCGCCGAGCACCATGCCGGGGATAGAGCCTGCCATGCCGGTGAGCAGCGCACCGCCGGCCTCCAGGTCGCCGAGCTTGCCGCGCGCGAACTTGCCGGCCTTGTCAGCCACGGTGCTGAGCATGGATGCCGGCGCTTCCTCAGGCTTGGCCGGCGCATCCATCGCGTGACCGGGAACGGGGATGTCTGGGTCGACGACCGTCGCCGCCTGCGCTTCCGCCTCGGCCCGAGCGCGAAACTCGAATTCCTCGATTTCACTGAGCGCCATTTTTCGCTTTCCACTCCTGATACCGGCGTTCCTTCTCGGCATCCTGGAACGGGGCAGCGGCGGCAGGCTTTGCGCCGACAGCGGCCTTGACTGAACCCATGACGTCGGCGCGCTTAGTCGTCGTTTCCTTCAACTGCTCGTCGAAGGCCGAACGCTGGTTGTTGATTTCCGTGCGCATCAGCTTCACCGTGCGCCGAATCTGCTCCGGCGTCATATCTGCGTTCAAGAGCTTGTGCGCGTCCTCGCGCGCGCCCTCGTGCAACTGCGCCGCCGACAGCAACCCGCCGTTTATCATGCGCTCGTACTCGGTGCCCACGATCTGCGCAGCCAGCACCAATTCCGTAAGTTCCGGGCTGCTGAACTTCTCCCGGATGTAGTTCAGCGGCCTGTTGATAAGCTTCACGCTGCCAGCCGTGCCGCTTTCGATGAAATGGTCCAGCGTGGCGATGTCCTTGTCGATCTTCTTGGAGGACTGTTCCAGAGCACCCGCCCGCACGGTCAACTGCTTCAAGGATGCGTCTGTCGCCTTTGCCACCGATTGAATCGTGCCCATCTCGGCAGGCGAAATGCCCAATTCCTTCGCCAGCGACGAAATGCGTTTGTCCACCCGCTGAATGTTCTCGGAACCTGTTTTCGTGCGCCCGAGCCCGGTCCGCCACTGCCAATTTCCTTGAAGCGCCGAGGCGGCGAAGAAATCGACTTCGGCAGGGGTCCAAAGAACGTCGCTTCCAGCTTGGGCCTCGACCTTGGCCGCGCCGTGCTTTTCGACAGCATCCTTTCGCGTCGCGGCGTTCTCGCGCGCCACCCGCTCCATTTCCTCGTCGTGGCGCTTCCGCTCGACTGCGGCATCGTGCCGCTCGCCGATCTGCGCCCGCGCCACCGTCAGCCTGTCGATGGCCTTTTCGGTCGAACTGAGGATGGTTTCGCCGCGTTTTACCTTGTCCGACAGCGATTTCTGCTCGTGGCCAGCCGCTTTGTCGTCAAAATCGTACCTTTCCAGAATTAAATCGTGCTCCAGCGTCCACGCGGCCACGTTGTTCTTGTTTTTCCGGTCATTCGCGGCCATGTCGCGCTGCAAAGCGGCATTGCGCTCCTTCATGGCGGCAAGGTTCGTGTCGTAAATCGCCAAGGATTGGGCTACTTGATGGTCGTCTTCCTTCATGAACCCATTCATTGCCCCGGTTAGCGCCGTCATCGTGTTGTTGTAGGGCGAGCGGGACGCCTTGCCGGCGAACATTGAGGCGACCAGCAGCATGCCGAAGGTCTTTTGAAGCTCCTGCGGGTCCAAAGCGGGCCGCTGGAAGGGTTCCATGCGTTCTTCCTTCTGGATTGGCTCGTCGGCGGCCTTGTGCGCTGCCTCTCTCAGCTTGTCCGAGGCCGGCTTTAGCTCCGCAGCGGCATCCCGCGCCCGCTGCGCACGTGTGGTCGAAAGCTCGGATTCCTGCTGCTGGAGGTCCGCCACGTCCCCCGCCTGCGCCGCGCTTTTGCCCTCCAGTTCGAAGATTCTACGGTCAAACTGCTGCCCAAGGCCGACACTATCGACTACGCTTTGGTCAAGAGCCATGTTTTCGCCTCATTTCGTCGTGGCAACACCGGATTGAGTGGCCGGCAGTCGCGCGCCGAGCGTTCCGAGCATCACCATAAAATCTTGCAACGCCTTCGCCGCCGCCTGATCCCCGGCGATCTGCGCTTTGATCGCCTCCACCTGCGTCTGGTCGGTCACATTCAGTTCGTTCAAGCCCTGGGTAAGCAGGTTTTGCCGCGCCTGCTCGGTCTGCGCGTCGGCTTGCTGGTTGATGTTGGCGATGGTGCCCTGCAACTGGCTGCTATCGGGGATGCCCGCTTTCGCGTAGAAGTCGTTCGCCCGGTTGATCGCCGCCTGCTTCGTCTGCTGGATGTTGAAGGCGTCAGCGGCGTTGATCGTCCCGGCCTTGTACTGCGCGAGCAACTGATTGGCGATATCGCGCTGAGGCCCGCCGAGCGACTTGATTTCGTCGAAATACTTGTTCGCGTTGCTGCTCGATGTGGCCAGACCGGCCAGCCCGCCGATGGCCGGGGCGAGCTTCAGGAGGTCGCTGGCGTTGCTTGGCAAGCCAGGCAGATTAGGCAGATTCGATCCCGGCGCATTGACCGAAGGCAGCCCCGTAGGCACGCCGGAACCATCCGGCCCTGCGCCCTGCCCAGAAAACCCAGTGGAAACGTCCCCGGCCTGATTCCCGCCGGCTTCTGGCGCCTGCCCGGTCAAAAGCTGCTCGTCACTGACGCCGGAACCGCCAAGCAGGGTCTTGGCCGAGGCAGCGCCGCTCGCCGCCGTGGCCGCTTGACCGAGTGACGGAAGACCTGGCAGACCTGGCCCGCCTGGAGGCGTCGGCGCCGTTGGTGCAGTCGGGGCGGTTCCAGCCGGAGGGCCTGGAGCAGTCGGCGCCGGCGATGCGGCCGGAGGCGTCGGCGCCGTCTCTGGCAGCGCAGTGCCAGGCAGCGCCTCGGCAGCACCGGCACCCGCAGCGACTTCCGGCAGCGCGGCCGTCAACCCGCCCTGCGCCGATGCGTTTGCCGCCGTGGCTAAGCCTGCGTCGCTTGCTGCTCCGGGTAAGGCTTCCGCGCCTACCGCGCCCGCACCGAGCGCCCCCGCCGCCGCCGGCAGAAACGCAGCGCCCGCAGCCAAGCCGCCAAGTCTTCCAAAGTCGCCGCCGAATGCCCCGCTAGTGGCTCTGTGCTCGGCTTGTTGTTGGGCAGTCCCTTGAAGCTGCTGTTGAATCCACTGAGGCGTGGCGAGAGAATCAGGAATCTGACTGAATCCAGTCACATCAGAAGTAGAGAAAAACTTACCAGTAGTGGGATTTTGGAATACCTGTGCGTACTTCCCATTGGTGAATTGATCTGTCCTGATTTGGCCTAAAGACTTGACGACATTCGCCCCAGGTGGCGGCGTTGGCGAAGTCTGCTTCGGATTGTCCAAATTTACATAGGACACTTCCTGGCTATACGGGTCAATGTTTTCAGCCCAATTACCTACAGGCGCAGCCGGTAGCCCAGTGCCGCCCGTGGTAGGTGATACTTGCGCAAGTGCCATGATTAAAGTCCTAGTGCCTGCTCTATTCTCTGATGCGCGAGCGTGTGATTCTGCTGCCAGTCCTCGGCCTGCGCGCTGTCTTTCGGATCAAGCGTATCGAGGTCAACCGGGAGCGGGAGGCCGAGCGCCGTCGCAATCGAGGCGTGAACCTCGGCGTGCAAGTTCAGCCAATCCTCGGTAATGCCGCCCGTGGTGAATAGCGGGTAATGCGCGCTCACCACCTGCAACTGCTCCATGAGTGCGCCGTAAATCGTCTCGTGCGCCAAGTCGTTAAGGTCCAAGAACTGCACCAGCGCGCCCGCGTTCTGCATGTCGAAATCTTGAAGTGCGGACAAATTCATGGTCAATACCGATACCACGCCCGAAGTTGGTCTCCGGTCTGAGGCGTAGACGCGGCCACGAATGTGATGGTCAATCCGGCCAAGTTGTAATCTATGCCGGCCAAGTATGATGTGCCATCCTTGTGCGTCAGTAGCAAGCTCGCCGCTGGCGTCGGCGCGTGCGCGAGCGTGAACACCTTGTTTCCTACCGTGCCTGCGCCGTTGATGGTGCCAACTGGAGTTTCGTTATCGGCAAACTGCGGCCCGCCCGTCGCTTGTCCCACGATCTTGTACTGCACGCCGTCGTACACCACCGACACCACCGCGCCAGCCCGGATCGTGCCCGCGGCAATGGCGGTGCCGTCGAAATTCGTGATCGGAACCGTGCCCGTGCCATAGGCATTAAGCGTAGAGGCCCCGGTGTTCGTCGTCGCCGCGAGAAATTGAATCGCAAGCCCCGCCGCGAGCACCGCCGTTACGCCGACCGGCAAGCTCACGACATACACGTTCGCCGCGCCCGTATCGACCAGATAATTTCCGAACGTGTTCGTGCTGGCAATCCCCGCTTTAATCGCCGCGAAATTCGCATCCAGTTGCACGAGGCTCCAAGGCGCCGAGAGATTCGCAAAGGTGGTGATCGTTACGGGTGCTGGCATGGTGAATTCTCTACTGTGCGCGCGTCGCCCACGGCGTCGAGCGCTGGTATTGCGTCAAGAACCCTTCGACGATGTACGCGGGAGACGTCGACGTCATGGTGTAACCAAGATAGCGACCTTTGAACTCCGCGTCGCCCTGGAAAATGTTGAAGCCCGAAAATATCCAGTCCCCGGTGACGAGCGCCGCATTGATCCACTCGCCCAACTGCCCGGCGGCGTTGAACCATTGCCCGGTGTTCGTCGCCGAGAGCATCACGGGCACGGTGCCGAAGTCGGAATCGAGCGACAAGCTCAACCAGAAAGGATGCGCAACCGTGGTGACTTCGACCCCCGCCTTTTGGCCTTCCTTCATGCGCGTGGGCTCTTTCATGGGCCAGAGCGCCGTCTGAATCTTGGTGTCAATCGGCGCCGTGGTATCGGCAAAGAGCTTGTAGATGTTCGTGCCGTCCGTGCCAAAGAGCGCCGTTTTCTCCGCCTGGAATCCGCCCGCGATCAGCGTCAGCGCGTCGCCTTGGCTGGCGAGAAACCACTTGTCGTTGAAAAGAATCGCGATGAGCGCCCGCTCGCCTCGCGCCGCATCGTTATACCGAAACAAGAACGCGAGGCACAAAATCTGGTAGATGTTCGCCGGACCCCCTGAAACCAAGTCCTGATAAACCAAATCCCGGAATACGCCGTCCAGCTTGTCCGAAATTTTCTGCGGCGTCGCGCCGTTCAGTACGTAGAAGCCTGAGTCGGTGACGAACGCGATTAAACGGTAGTAGGCGAAGATCGACATGCGCTGCGTCGATCCGATCAACGCCGAAATGTTCGTGTTGGAGAAAAGCGTCGGCGTCGGCGTGCCGGTTCCGAGGCGCACGTCCGACACGATGTTGAATGACGTGTTGCCCGCGATGTAGAGGAAGTTGTTCGCGGTGAATAGCGCCGTGATATTCGAATGCAGCGTTTCGTCAGTGACGATGAAGGTGCCGCCCGAGCTCGCCGTCGTGAAGTCCTGATAGCTGTTCGGCCCCGAGAACGTGACCGTGCGCAGGAACCCGATCCACACGCGGCCCGCGTAAGTGGCGATGGTCGCGCCGAACGCGGGCGCCCCGGTGATCGAGGCGAGCGCGACGAGCCCGCCGATAGGGTCCCAACTCCAGTAGCCGTTCGCCGCGACAATCAGCGCGCGTTCGTTTTTCCACTGCGCCATTGACACCTGACCGACGAAAGTCCCACCCGCCGCAATCACAGTCACTGCGAACGTGGCGAGGTTGAGCGCGTGCCCGCCGCCGCCCACGTTGAAGCACAACTGGAAGTCCACGTTGCCGATATTCGCGTACTTCCAATAGTTGATGTTGACCGCGGGTATCGTCGCAACCAGCGTCGGCGCAGGAATGCAGCGCAGGTTCGCGTAGCCTACCGGCATCACGTTTTCAAGCCATGAGAATTCCTTTTCGTCGATCGCCGTGCGCTGCGCCTGCGTGTTGATGCCGGCGAAATCCTTCACCGACAAATCTTGATCCAACTCTTCAGCAGCGAGTGCGCGCGCGTTCGCCATGTCAACTCACGTTGTAGGGATGTTTCAATCTGCGTGTGTACGACGAATTGATCGCCTTGATGATCTCATTGTTGTACCGCTGATAAAACATCTCGGCCTCTTGCCAATGCTGAGACTTTATCTTCGCCAAGTGCGCGGCGAAATACTGCACCGGGTCTTGCATCACAATCGGAATCACTTCCAGCGTCGTGTTATCCACGAGCGGCGGGGGCTGCTGCACCGAATCGAAATCAGCCTTGTACGCCTGATCCGGGATGCGCGCGATGTACGTTTGCGTGTAGCCGTAGATCGAAAAGACCACCGGCCTGCCGACGTTTCCGGCCCAACTGCGAGCGAGCGCGTTGAAGGTTGACCAGTCGCGGTAGGCGAGCACGATGCGCGAATTGCCCGAGTACACCGAGAGATTCACGCAATCGATGGTGCTCGAATTGATGAAGTACGCGGTTGCCGCAGCGCCGGTTCCGGGTCCGCTGAAACTGACTGCTGGCGTGCTCGCGTACAGCGTCCCCGGATTCGTCACCACGATGTCCGTCACCGCGCCCCCCGTGACTGTGGCAACGGCAGTCGCGGTTACACCGCCGGTCACTCCCGGTCCGGCGATGGTGACGGCGGGCGCGGTGACGTAGCCGGTACCGGGCGATGTGATCTGGAAGCCCGTTACGGAACCAAACGGGTAAACCTCAACGCCAGTGGACAGGTACAGCGTTTGCAGAAGGCGATTGCAGCCGGTGTCGCGGACTACGCGCGTGCGGGCGGCGTTTACGTAGTCGCCGATCTCCGCGACGCTCGTAAACTGTCCGGCCGCGTCGTGAAGGAGCCTCTGAACTTGAATAACGTATTGGTTTAGCGCCATTGCGCGGGCTTGTTAGCCCGCGTTCGCTTGGCGTGCGGCTGCGAGCTTGTCCAGTGGTCCCAATTTTCGCGCTACTCCCGGCGCGGGGTAGGCAGTCATCCCCGCGCCGGTTTCGTCATCACCAGCCGGGACGGAGGGGCCGGGGATTGGTTGATGCGCGCGCGCTTCTTTTTCTGACAGATGGAAGGAGAACTGCCCGAGACGTTCCAGCGCCTTCGGCATATCGTCCAGCGTGAAGGCGAGGCCGAGCCGGCGAATGACGCGGGTCTTGTCCTCTTCGCCAAAGCCCAAGCAGAGTTCGGCGGTTTCGACCAGCATCTCTTCGACACCGCCAGCCGGAATCGTGAAGTCCTCGCCGTTGTAGCGGTCGCGGAAAGGTTCGTCACCGTGGTTCGCTACGAACACGGTTTGCTGCCGGATCATGATGCGAGTTCCCAATCGGTAGCGAGCAGATCAGTCTGGGAACACAACCACGGAACGATGTCGCCGGTTGCCGTTTTCATGTCCACGTGCGCGTGATAAGTGATCTCGGTTCCGACCGGATAGATGCCGAGCAACGGCGGTCGGTTGACTTCGAACGTGCTGCCTGGGACGAGAAACAGGAACATGTCTTTGCCGTTCCATCCAGCCCGCGCCACTCGCGCGCCGTCCTGCATCTGCTTCACCGCCCACCCGATGTCGTTCATGGTCTGCCCCTTCGCTCCACGTGGAACCTTACAGCGGCAGCAAGTACGACAAGTCCGACGCTGCGCCGCCGACGGTCTGCGCGACAATGGTGATAGCGGCGGAAATCGTGCCGTTGGAATCGCTCGCGTAAGCAATGCCGGTCGGAATGATCTGGTGCAACCCGCCATCCAAGAACGTCACGCCGCCCGTGGCCGTGGTGTTGAACGCCGTGTAGCCAGGACGCGGAACGAATAGCCCCGTGGTGATTGCCGGATTCGTGTTGATGGATTGCGCCGTAGCCAACGCGCCGATTGCAAATCCGATGTTGCCGGTTCCGAGGTTCGATGCTGCGGTCTGCGCCACGCCCGTCGTGATCGTGAAGCACATGATGGCGGTCGCAGCCGGGGTGCCCGTCGTCGGCGCAAAGGTGAAGGTCGGAACCGAGGTCATGCCCGCGCCGTTGTTCGCCACCGTCAGCGCCGTGTAGCCGCCGGAGCCTGCGAGTGTCGCATTCACTGTCAGCGCGCCGCCTGTGCCGGTCGTGTCGCCTGGTGCGCGCGTCACCGTCACCGGAGGCGCCACCGTGTAACCTGCGCCCTGATTCGTGACGGTCACCGCGTTGATGGCGCCGGCGGACACCGTACAGAACGCCGTCGCAGGGACCCCGCCAAGCGGAGGCGGTCCGATCTGCAAGATGGGCGCGCGCGTGTAGCCCGTTCCGCCCGCTGTAATGGCAATCGTCGTATTGATCGCCCCGCCGACGATTGCGTTCACCGTTGCGACGATAGATCCGCCGGCTGCTGACATCGTGACCGTGGGCGCCGAAGCCGTGCCGTTCCCGGTGCCCGCAGGATAGATGCCGTTGGTCAGGCCCGTTCCCGCAGTCGTCAGCGACGCCCCAACCATCGTCCCGGTCAGGTTCGCAAGCCGCCAGTTCGCCCCGTCGCTCGATACGATCGCGCCCGCCGACTGCGCCGGCGTCGTGAGCACGCGCCAAACTTGCGTCGCCGCGTCCCACCATTGCAGGAACGTGTAGAGGCCCGGTAGCACCTGATACTGCCCCGAGGGGATCATGAACAACTGCCCCGAGGTCAGGTTGATTGGCAGCGGCGTGTGGCCTTGGTCGTAGGCGCCGGCCCCCATGCGATTTACACCCATGATGTTCTCCTTGAGGGTCGGTTCAAAGGGTTAACGAATTGAAGCCGCTTATGCGCGTTGATGCCTTCGGCTTGACGTTCGCAAGCTCCAGGATGCACACTAGGGCGCCAACATACCCCAATTGAAAGTTGCTTATCGTGGATTCGAAGCCAGTAAAGGCAAAAGAACCCATTACATGCACATACAGGTTGATGTAGTTCGAATTCTGCAAGTACACGATGCCTTCGGGGCAGTACTGGTCGGCGTAGATCGGAACGCCGCACACCATGAGCGCATCGAACCCGGAGCGCGGTCCGTCGCCTGAGCCGTCGAACCCGGTGCCCGGCGTGATGACGTACTGCTCTTGGCCCTGGTAATCCTGCGCGAGCAGCGCCCATGTACCAAAGCCGCACACGCCGAAACTCGGTTTCTCGCCTCCGTTTTTCGCCGTGCCCGCGATGTATTGCAGGAGCGCCTGCCGCGTCGGATTTCCGGTCGCGGCGTACACCTTCGACTGCCACCACACGTTCTGCGTGCGGTTGATGTTGCCATACGTCACCATGTTGGTGCCGTCGTCGATGGCGCCGGGAAAGCCGATCAGCGCCTGCAAGTTCGTCGTGTTGTTGAATAGCGCGGTCGAGAACACGTCCATGACGACGTTCCCCGCGTCGTTCATCTTCGCCTCGATCTTCGGAATGATCGCGTGATCGAGTTGCAGGATGCCCTCCATCCCGAGGAACGGAATCGGCACGATGAAGAGTTTCAGGTTCGCTTCGAATAGGAACGCGCCCTGCAAGTCGGACGGCTGATTGAACGCGCCGTCATAGCCCGACCATTGCCCGGTGACAAACGGCGCACCCTGCACCGGGACGCTGATTGAACTGACGCCACCGTAAGCGGGCTGCGCGCCGGCAAGTAGGGACGCCATCGTGGGCGAGTTGTTGTAGATTTGGACTACGAGTTTTGGGACGAATGCGCGCCTAGTTATGCTCGATAACTCGAGGCCAACGCCTGCCGCCGGGACGATCCCGGTCCCAAAAACTACATGGGGCATCAACCCCGCTCCGTGCATGTACTCGGTGAGCTTGAAGTACAGCGGCTCGAACAGCCACAGCAGGGCGCGTATCAGCAGTGTTGAAATCTTGGTCATCGTCTTTCTCCTAATCCGCCCCGATTAGAAACTGTTCAATGCGTGCGTGCCGCCTTCGCCCGGTCCTTGCGAATCTCGTCCATCGCCGCCATTGCCTGCGCGCGCGCCGTGCCGATCGGGTCTTTCATGAACGCCTTGCCAAGATCGCCTTGGCCGAGTTCGAAGCCTTGCTGGTGCGAGGTTGACGGCGTGGGCTCGGCTGCTTCCTGCTCGATTGCGCGTTGCATCGCCGCCTTGGTCAGCCCGGTCTGCGTCGTCATGAAGCCGTTCTCGCTTGCCCACTTCACGAGGTCGGAGAATGAAGCGCGCGTGTTGACGTGCCCGCCATCGCGCAGGTTCTCGTAGAGGTTGCTGGCCTCCCGCTCGGCATCGGACATCTGCCCGCGCTTCTCCAGTTCCTCGATGCGCTTGTCGCGCGCCGAGAGCGCGGCAACCGTCTTGTCCTCCAATTCGACAATCGGCATGGAGATGTTCGGGTTGTTTTTTTTGACCAACCTTTGAAACACGCCCGCGGTGTCGGGCTTGGAGAGCACGTCGTCGGCCAGGGCCGCGAGTGCGCGGATTTCGTCGTCGGTTTTTCCCTCGAGCGGGGGCATGATCTAGCTCCTATGCTGCTGGCGGAATTGGGGTCGGATCGTCGTTCGCCGCCAAGGTCTGCGCGCGCGCATTGGCGAAGTCGTGAACTTCACTGCGCCGTGCCATCGCTAAGCGCGCATCGGCTGGAATCGGCTGCCCCTGCGACGTGTGACTGACCACGCCGGCCGCGTCGGCTTCCGCGTGCTTGTCCGAGTCTGGGCGTTCGTCGTTCACCTGACGGCTGCCTTGCCTTGCTGCTCGGCAGGTTTATCCGCCGCCGGCTTCGCCTTCTTGATCTGCCGCTGATCGACGTTCGGATCGGCCTTGCGCCGGCCGGCGAACGCCTGATCTTTCGCGCGCCGGTCTTTCAGGCCAGGATAACTGTCGTCGACCACGGTCAGAGTGGAGGCGGTCGAATGGTACGTTTCGCCGTTTTGCAGCACCTTCACTTCGCTTGGTTCTTTCGGATCGCCGATCAGCACCGCCGCGATTTCAGGCCCCGAGTTCTTGATTTCGATGGTCATGGATTTACTCCTATTTGGTGCCTATTTAGTACCTACTTAGGGCCTACTTAGTGCCGTTGCCGGGCTTGACGATATGCATCAAGTTCCGAAAGAACGCCTTTCCCGCCGACGAAAACCCGCCGAAAACGGGAAAGCGCGGCGGATTGACCACCCGCCCGTTGTTCTGCGCGTTGGTCAGCGGATCGCGGATACCGCGTCCGCTCGGTCTGACGCCTATTCCTGGTTGCTCGGGCATGATGTGCTCCTATTAAGCTGGTGCTGGTTGTGGTGCGGGTGATCCTGCGCCGGGGCCGGGTGCTGCTGCGCCCATGCCCGGCGGTTTGACGGCGCCGAGCATGTTCATGATCTCAGCGGGGAAGAGGCGCCGGTCTTCGTCTTTCGACTTGCCGAACGCCTTGGAGAGCGTGGCGAGCGCCTTGCTCACGGCGTCGAATTCTGGGCTGTCTAAGGGAAAGTGCGGGAGTTCCCGCTGGAGCATTTCGCTCGCCACCTGAATCTGCACCCGCGCGGCCTTCTGGATGCCTTCCTGCGGCTGCGGTGTGGCCATCGGCGCACTGCCCGGACCGCCTGAGCCTGGGCCGGTAGCGGAACCGCCAGCGCCTGGAGAGGGTGAAGGTGCAGCGGATTCGGGCAGAGGCATCGACGCTCTTTCGGCCTGGTTTTGACGGAAAACCGCTGCCCACGGCCCCGTTCCGGCGTGACTCTGTGCCTAAATCACTGTTTCGTCAAGTAGGAATGAAAAAGCCCGGTCTGAGCACCGGGCTTTTGTCGTACTTTTGCAGGTGCTTATCTCCTGCCGCGCCGACCCCTACGCCTGGCCATGATGAAGCCCTCCATGGTGAATGATGAAGCCGCCCCTACTACAGAACACGGCGTCTGCCGCGACCTGATTTCTTTCTGCCGTATCTCATTGGCTTACTTTACGCTTGCGAGCGGCGGCTTGGCAACCCCTTTTTGCTAGCCACACTTACCGTCCTGGTTTTCTCCTGTACGTCCCATCCTTCCCCTTCGTATAGTCTTTCGGGTCAACTAATGCTCCAATTTTCCCCTGACCTGTTTCCTGATCTTCATAACTCGCTTTGGGCGCCTTCTCAACCTCAACGCGGTTGCCCGCTCGATAATCATTGGAATCCAGGATGCTTCCCATGAACCGCTTTTCTTTCTTAGCCATACCAACCTCCTATTTGACGGACGCCAGCGGCGGCTTAGGCGCCCCTTTCTGCGCCTCCATCGCCATTTTCTGCTGCGCCGCTTTCGCCTCGGCCGGTTCGATGATTTCCTCCAACTCGCGGATTATCGACTCTTCGGCCGGGGGAGCATTTAATTGAATGTACCGCTTGCGCGTGATCGCCCGCGCCTTCAACAGCCGGTCGCTCAACAACTGCGCGCTCTCCATAAATATTGGGCTGTTGCTGTGCGCATCCACGCCCACAGTGAAGTTCGGCGACATTTCCGCCGGAATGAACGGCACGTCGTTCTCGTCGTACAGTTCCTCCGTCGTTCCGACGTACAGGCATTTCCCGAACAGCGTCGCCGACTGGTCAAGCGAGTCCTCAATAATCATCGCGCGCTTTTTCGGACGCGCCGTGCCGACCGTCAGGAGCTTGCCAGCGTGGCCCGCCGAGCGCACGCCCGATTCGCCTCTGCCCTGCACCACGTTCGACAATCCCGATACCGTGTCCATGTAGTCCTGATAGCGCGCGAGGCTGGCGTAGATGTGCTCCGGGATGTTCGGCACGAAAGTCTCGCGGCGGAAGTTCGGATCGCCGATTGCTACATTCGCGCCGGGCGAGTTGAATGCGTCCATCTTGTCGGGGAGCCCCATGCCGCCCCAGGCCGAAGGCGGATCGACCTGCTTTTGTTCCAGCCGCTCGATATCGAACATGCGTTCGTTCAGTTTGTTCTGGATCGGCGTCAGCTTCGACACCTCGGACTGGCCCCAGAAATAATCGGGCAGCGGGTTCGGGCAGACCTGGACAAAGCCGTGCTCGCCCTCGAAGTCCTTGGAGCGCGGCAAGAAGATGTTCTTGCGGTCAAACACGATCGCCTGCTCGCCTGCCATCGTGCAGACCTGGTAGTCGTCTTGGGAATCGTCCCAGACGTAAATTTCCTGCATCTCGATTACAGGCACGGCGAGCTGCGCGGCGTAGTCGGCAATCGTTCCGATATTCACGTTCACTTCGCCCACCAAGCCTTGCAAGCCTTCGCCGGGAATGCCCGAAGTCAGGAGGATGCGATCCAACATCGGCGGGGTTGACGACGCGGTATCCTTTTTCGTGTAGGCGTCCGTGGCCGCTTTCAGGATGTCCTCGCGCTTCGGGTGCAGGCTGATGCGCTTCGCCAAGTCCGATTTCGTCATGTAGTAGACGTGGACAAACGCCTCCTGCCGGTCAAGCATGGGCACATCGTCACGGTACACGCCAAAGCACGCCGGGTCGATCACGTAAGGGTCCACGCGGCCGTTCCTGCGCCGGATGTGCTTGACGAGGGTCGAGTCGTACACGAGCGCCCACAGGATCGCCATCTGCATGATGACGTCGGCGTTGGACTTTTTCCACTCTTCTTGGACAAGTTTGCTCATGGCGCCGGTTCTTTTTCTGTCTGACTTTGGCGCATGACTCCCCATAGTTACGGAAAATCTTGTTGAATCGCTCGCGTAGAGAAACGACGTAACCGTGTCAAGGTGTGAATACAGCAGATTCCACGGCGACGGCGCGCCATCGGCCGTGCCGTAGAAATAGTAAGCCCTATTCAGAGTGTATTGTTCCAATCGCGTCGCGCGCGAGGACATGCACACGCGGCTGACTTCTTGGAAAAAGTCGAGCCTTTGGGCATCCTGGCGGGGTATCCTCACGGCGCACTCGCCAGTGCGTTGTCGAAGTCCTTGGCCGAGCCGGGTTCATGTCCCACGGCGTGCGGCCTCGGGCGCGGCAGAGCCTTCATCAGTTCGGAGATTGCGCCGCCGCTATCGGTCATGCCCATGCCGGCCAGCGCGGCAGTTGCGCCGCCCGCTGAACCTTCGCGCGGGACTTCGCCCTTGCCGACTTCGTACACGTTCCCGGTTGGCAGGGGTTGCCAGAACGCTTCCATGCCCTTCGGGGTCTTCCTGGATGCCCCCACCGATCCGTTGCGATTGGAAAGGTCGGTGAGCTGGTAGCGCGCGGCGAGGCGGTCTAGCGCGCGGTCGGAGATTTTCGTGCGCTCTGAGCGCAGCGCTGGCGCCGTCAGGAACTCGCGGACAATGGTCGAGCAGCCCCGTGGGCAACGCGGCTGCTTGTCGCTCGATGTGAACGACAGCGCGTGCGCGATGCACCTATATTCCTTTGCGACCATGCGCGCACGATACGCCTATTTTATTCGCTTTGCTTCTGGATAAGAATTTCAGGCATCGCGTGTTCCTCAACGCGCCGCACCATCATGAACACAGGCGGATGGGCGTACGCTACGACGCCCAGGCAAACGCTGAAACCCTCATTGAGCGCGCGCAACTCGTCCGCGTCAGGCTTCCAGTATGACAACATCGTATGATGACCGCCATATTCAGCACACTTGACGCAAAGCGTGGAACAACTTCCATCGCGCGACGGTTTCCAGTTGATAGGCGCGTTGAGAGCAACGTCATAGCCTTTGAAAATGATCGGTTTCATTTTATGACCTGCGGAAGTACCGGAAAGGCAGCCTTGTTCACCGCAACCCAATCGAGCACCGGCCCCCTGTCCGTCATCCTGATCCGCGTCAGCATCGTCTGCTCTGGCAGCGTGTCCTCGTACACGGTAATCTCGTAGGTGCCGCGCGCCTTGCTTACCCGACGCGCTTCGACCTGCCCGTTTTCCAGCAGCGTGAACGCGCGCTCAAGCCTGCGCTGCTGCTCGCGGTACATGCCTTTATGGCTTTTCGCTGCCCGCCATAAGTGACTTTCACGGATACCGCTCACGTGCGCAAGCACCGGCACAGAGAACGGGCGCTCCTTCGGAGGCGTGGCGAACAAGGCGCGCAGCCGCCGCATGATTTCCTCCTGCTTCACTTGTTCACCCCGTACCGGATGCCGACCTTATCCATGTACCCCCCGACCGTGCTGCGCAGAGTACTCTCTACCGGCGTCTCCGCGCGCCCGGTGATCGCCACCTTCGCCCGCTTGTCGGCTTCCTTCGCCCAGGTGAGGCCCATCTGCTTTAGTTTCATGATGAAGTAGCGCACGTGATTTTCCGCCGCGATCGCAGAGGCGACGGTGCAGTCATCGTGACCGCGGCCGGATGCGCCGAGGAAGCCATCCTTCTCGCGCACGATGATCTTCATTTCGTCGGCGAGCAACTTCGAGTGCAGCACGGCGTGGCCCTTATCGACCAGATCTCGAAACGTGTTGAAGGCGCGGTCCTTGGTTTCCCCGGTGGTCTTCCAGCCGTACACGCCGCCGCCGAACGGGGAATCCAGCCGCCGGTAGAGAAAGTAGCGCATGTGGCCAACGACATCGCGGATCGCCTTGCCTTGCGGCGAGGTGCCGAGCATGGACGCTTGCCGACGCAAGTTGTCGATTTCGCCTAGCACCGCTTCCCCCGGCCCGTTGATTTCCAGGTTGACCATAGAATTGCGGTAGCACCCGGCGATGTAGCAAATCACCCAGGCGAACTTGTACGTCGTGATCTCTGGCGTGCAGAATTCCGCCACCTGCTCGAAGCGATCGGCGTAGCAGCGGTACACTTCGACCACGCTTCTATCCGCCCAGTGCGCGCTGCCGTAGGCGGGATCGGCGCCGATCGAATAAAACGCCGTATCGTCGGGTTGCTCCCAGATGCGCAACTGCGCGCGATTCTCTGGCGACTCTTCCACCACGGTCTGCATGAAGTCCGAACCGAAACCAAAGCGCAGGCATTCCACCGGCGCAGGTTCCGCCTCGATCGCAGTCGCAATGTCATGCACGCGCGCGAGGCTGAAAAAGTTTTTGCCGGTGAGGATGAATGCCATCTCGGCCGTGAACGGGAACTCCTGGCGCATGTAGTCCTGATCGTGAATCGACTCGGCGAGCTTCCAGCGCCACCACGCAATCTGTTCGGGCTGAATCTCAAAGCCGTACTGCATCTTCACGGCTTGGCACCACTCGCTCTCTTGGCCCGTCAGCTTTCCGTCCCAGTACACCTGATACTCGTTCGAGTCTTTCTCTTTGCGGTACAACTCGTTTCGCCACCAGCCGATGAACATTGCACGTTGCGTCACCGCGTCTTCGGCCTCGACAAACATATCGTGAAACAGGTCGTACCCACGCGCAGTCGATTCCCACGCATACAGGCGCAATGGATTCGTTTCCGCGAGCGAGGACAGAATGGACGCGAGAGATTCTTCGTCATCCCACGAGGAAATTTCTGTCCCATGCCCGAACATGATGCCCTTGCCGCGCCCCTTGCTCCCCTTCCTCGACACGCCGCCGCCGGTTTGCATGAACATGCGCGAGCGGTTCTCGAACTCCATGAAGTCGCGGTTGTTCGTGAGCATCTTCAAGCGGTGCGTGGGAGGCAGGCTGTTATGGAATTGCGTCAGAGTTGATCTAAACATCGAACGGGCGTCGTCATTGTGCGACATCAACGTCCCTTGCATCCCGGCGTATTCGTAGTGCCAGAACAGATCAATGGCAAGCTGAACCGTAGTGATTCCTAATTGACGCGCTTTGCAGCAAACAAAGAAGTGTATGTCATCTTCCATGCCGCGAATGATTTGTTCGACGTAATACTTTTGCGTGCCGAGTAGTTTTGAGAGCGAGACATTGCCCGACTCTTTGCTATCGACGGTTACTTGCCGAAGAAATTGATTAAAGCGCGCAGCGGGGAATTTAATTTCAATCTCCTATCCCGTAATCGCGCTCACACGCACGCGCGCCCACCTGGCCTGCGGTTCTTTCTCGATCACGCCCTCGCGCTCCAGCAAATCCGCGCACTCCTGCACGTGCGTCCTATTCAAGCCGATGTCTTTCGACGCACGCGCGCGCCAGCCGCCTGTGACCATGCAATCTTCGCCCATCTTACACAGCATCCACCACAAGAGACGATGGCATCCCGCATTCAGCTTCAAGCGGTAGATCGGTTTTGCTTCGACGCCGATGGTCACAGTCTAAGTCTCGTGCGCCGCGAAGTAGCACGCCAGCGCGAGCATAGGCAGCGCGACAAACCAATGGCCGAAGAAGGCGAAACACGCGGCGGCGACGCCGAGCACGAATGAATTCACAGTTTTTCCTCCCGGTATTTTCCCTTGATGTTCGCATTGAAGTGCTTCCCCTTGCTGCCCGACCTAAGAAACTCAAGAAACGTATCAAGCGGCACGCCAGAGTAGCGCCACGTGGGACCGGAGATGAAACGAATGTCAAGCTCCTGCGTCTTGTTGTCATAACCGTAATCGGAGATCAGCGAGGAACGGCACGAATGCATTTTCACGGCACTATCCGATTTCCTCGAACAGCAATTGCAATTGTCCCGCCGATTGCGCTTTCTTCTTCACGGTATCGGTGCAGCGCGCGACGATGTACTGACTCAGCACGCCGGGCAGGATGCCGCACGTGAGCGCCGCTACCTGTATCGCGTTGTTGAACGTCGTCTGCGCGTCGATCTTGCGCAGGCACGCCTGTTCCAGTTCATCGATTGATCCGCGCAGCGCCGTGATGTTGATGCCGGCAGCCAGAGCGCGCACCTGCGTCCTATCGCTCGTTTCCATGTCCACGTTGTTCTCCTTTCAGAAGGGTTTCGCAGAAAGCGGACGCAGTACCGTGTCCACGTAGAACTTGGCAAGCAAGAGCGATTCCGCCCTGCCGTGATACTTCTTCAACCCGAGCGGCGCCGCCGGCCACATGCGCTGCGCCAACTCGCGCGATTGGTCCTTCTCCCGCCCGAGTGCGAAGAACCCTTTCCACTTCGCCGGCGACACGACGTGAAGCGAAATCCCCAACGCCGCCACCACGCCGAGCAGGATGCCGTAGGACTTTCCGAATGCGAACACGGAGGCGACGCCCTGATCCGGGAAAGCGTTCACACCCTCGGTCACCGCCACCGCATCGCCCGCGGCATCTTGCAGCCGAGCCCGCATCAGGTTCGCAAGCTCGACCGGGCTTACCATCAACCGCTTGCTTGACTTGTTCGCAAGCACCGTCGGCATGTCGAAGACCTCGACATAGGCCCCGGCCTCGGTCAGCACCCCGACCGCGCCGCTTACCCCAGGATCAAGCCCAATGATCCGCACCCCACCCTCCATCGTTTCCCCGGACCGTCACTTCGGCCGCTTCGAGGGTGGTGAGCCACCGGGGAATATGCAAAAGGTTATCCACAGGGCAACCGACTTATCCACAGGTGGGGCATTTGACCCACCTACCCGTTGAACACCCGCCCGCCCGGCATCCCGCCGACCGGCCCCACCCGCGGCTGCTCCTCCGACGCCACCCGCGCCCCGGCGAGCTGCTGCCAGACCGAGTAGCGCGCCGTCCGGGCCGCCTGCAAGCGCAACTGCCGGTTCAGCCCGTCGTCGTCAGGCAAGGGCTCGACCAACCCGCGCGCCTCCGAAACCGCCAAGAGGGCCGTCGCTACATCCAAAGCGAGGACCGCCAGCATTCCAGGAGCTTGCTCCAAGGATTCTCCGCTGCTCAAAGGCAAAAAGTTCGTGAACATCGGGCTCGTGCGCAGCAGGTCCATCGCCAGCCTAACCCGCAGGTCGAGCAGTGCTCCGGTTCCGAAGCCCTCCAGGACATTGCTAGGGTAAGCCATGCCTACCCCTAGACTACCCCTCACCTTTTCCTCATCCATCCCCTACCCCCTTCCTTGGTCTACCAACCCCACGCCCCGGCTTCACCTTGCCTGTCCTCAGCCTAGACTCCTTGATCTTCCTCGCATAGCACCCCTTGCAGTACGCCGCCAAGCCGTCGCTCAAGCTCTCGTTCCGACCGAACGCCGTCTCCTTCAACTCCCGCTCGCAGGATGGACACCATTTCGACATACCCCCGTTTTACACGTTTTGCGGATTCTGTCAATACCGCCAGCAACCGGATTCGACATCAACTCCCCAAAATGCCGCGTAACGCCCGCCGGATGCCTCCTACGCGGCACTGGAGCTTCGATCACCCCCTCGGCAATATCTAGGTATCAACCGGAGAGATGTCGCCTTGGTTGCCCGTTTTTCGGAGGGTCGCCTGGAATCAAGCAAAAAGGCCCTGCGCGTTTTGGGGGCGGAACAGGGATGGCACACGCGCACGCCGCCCTCAGACCCATCTGGCCCGGCGCCCCGCCGGCTCGACGGCCAGCCCGACCAGCCAGCGGCCAGCCCGGCGCCCAGATGGCCAGGACCTCGCCGCCGGCGCCCTCCAGCCGCCAGCACCTCGACGCGGCCGGCCGGGTTGACCGGGTCGCCCATCACCCGTTTTCCGATTGGATGCCGTGACAAGGAACCAAAAGATAGTCTTAACTGTTTGAGAAAAAACATGTTGGAAGTCGTGACAAACGCAAGATACCACCAAAAGTACCCCCAAACGGCATTTTGTGCGCCGCAGCAGACAATCCGCCGGACCGACCTCGGACCAGATCGCCTGGAGGGGGTGTCGAAAGTTCGACAGGGGGGTGCATATAAAAAATGTACACATGGCCGGCGACAGTCAAAGCCGCCTCTGCTGAATCGGCGCGAATCAAGCCAGTGGAGCGTGGGGTTGATCCGGTTGCGCCGGTTGCCATTCCGAGCGCAGGTACGCCGCATAGCACGGATTGCACACGTTGCCGCCGGACATGGACGTGAATCCGCCGTTGGCGAACGGTGTGCCGCAGTGGGCGCAGGATGGCGGCTGAATTGTCGGCAGAGGGACTGCGTTGGCGCTTTTCATGCGCTCGATTTCCGCGAAGCAACGCTCTTTGAGTGCGCGAACGGTTTCGCCGCTGATTGCCGGCAGGTTGAGGGTTTTGGCGGTTGCAATGACTCCTGGGTCCGTATCCCACCATCCGGTTTTAGGGGGTTCGGGTTTGGGAATTTCCTCGGGCAGGGGTTTGGGTTTTCGGGGTTTCAGGGGTTTTGACGGTTTTGGCTGCTGAGCGGAAAAGTTATCCACAGGCTGCGAATTGTCCGCGCGGCGCAAACCCGACTCCGACTCCGACTCCGACTCCGAAACCCGTAACCCGCATGCATCGGTCAGGCGTGTGTCTGTCGTATGCCAGCCATTTGACGGACAAATGTCTGTCATTTTCGCTAAATCCGCCGGCGGGGGCGGAAATTTGGACTTCATCGCGCGCGTGCGTTGCTTGAAATTAGGTATAACGATGAAAGGCTTACCGCTGACTTCGTAACGCAGAATCAAACTGCGCTCGGCGACGGCGAGCAACCTGCGCTCAATCTCTTTGGCGTCAATCTCGGAAATTGGGTAGCAACGCGCGCGAATGACCGGCAGGCGACCGTCAAACCGGCCGAAATCGTCGGCGACAAGCAAAAGGCGCACGAACAGCGTTTCCGAACCTGGGTCAAGCGCGCAAATGTGCTCAGAGTCCAGATAACCTTCCCGCAGGATTCGGCTTGGCATTTACGCCTCGTCTGCTTGATCGCGGCGCAGGATGGCGAACCTCATATTGATGCGAATATGCCTGCGCACCTTGCAATCAGCCAAAATCCGATCAAGGTGCGAAAGGGTGCGGTCCAACCACGATATTTTCATGATTTCCCCCACTAAGGGTCTTGGAAGGCGAGCGCCCCCGGTGTAGTGGGCACCGGGGGGCTGGTCTCGCTTCGGGCAATCCGGTTGCAGGCCGGACGAGATCAAATCCTAGCGCAGGCGGGGCGAAAAATCAAACGCGCCTACGCCCCCGGCGTCAGCCGCGCCGCGATCTCATCGGCTGCCCGGCGGATTTCGTCATGGCTGGCGCCCGGATGGGTCTTGATCCACGCAGCCCGCTCGCGCTCGAACCGGCGCATCCGCGCAATCCCGCGCATCACGGCGCTGTGGTCCGGTCCTGGTTTTCTGCGGCTGACGATCATATTCTAAAATAAATGTGTAAAATCGCTTGACTTGTTTTGCACATTATTTATAGTTCACTCATACCGCACGCGAGCGGGAAATGGAGGGAGACCGGATCATGAGAATGGACACAGCAGCAAAGCGCGCGCAATACCGTGCAGTGATGATACCAGCGGGTGCTGTAGCGGACGCGCGCTCGAGCGAACATGGCGCAGCATACACCTACGAGTCGTGCGGTAAATTCCTCGCCATTGCGTTCTGGGGCAGTGCAGGAAAACCGTACTTCCACTACAGCTATTGGAAAGCCGAACAGCGCGCGGCGAAGCTGGACGAGTTTTTCAAGAGCATCGCGGCACACATCGAATTCAAAGCGCGGACTAAACCGCAGTCGAGCGGCGGCCACGATGTAAAACTCGGCGACATTTTCCGTTGCTCGTGGGGGTACGATCAGACCAATATCGACTATTACCAATGCACGGCGCTGATTGGCGCCTGCATGATGGAAGTGCGCGAGATCGACAGCCAGAGCGAGGACACGGCTTGGCTTCAAGGCAAGTGCGTACCATCTCCCGGAGCATGGACTACCGAACCGGACGGCAGCGATGCCGGGCAAGCGTACAAAGCCGAACATGGCTATTACCCGCGCGTGCCGTGCGCGCCGCGCCGGGTCAAGATCAGTGTATCGAATGGCGAACCATGCTTTCGCGTTGCGTCCTACGCGAGCGCCTACCGCATTAAGCCAGTTGCCGTAATCGCCGACAAGCCCATCTTCGCGGAAAGCCACTGGACGGCCTACGCCTAACGTAGGCGGCCGGGGCGGACGGATCGCCCGACCCCGGCCTGTCTCGTCCGTGGCATGGCCTGAAGCCGTGCGGGGCGAGCATTCAGTCGGCCCCGGTGGGCGTGTCGCCCTGGGCGGGGCCTAGCCGCCCGCAGGAGGGAACTTACCGCAGCCGGTTGGCGGGCAGTTTAGCACTGCGGCTTGAACACTCTTGCCAGATATCGCGCAAGCGGAAAGGGAATTTTTGCGATTACCGCGGAGGCGGCTTTGCGGGCGCTGCTCTTGCTGCCGAACGCAGCCGGGCCTTTGTCTCCGAGCATCTTGTCGCGCGGCGTCCCGTCAAACCATGCCGCGCCGCTCTGAGAGAACTTCACGCCTTCGATTTTTGATGGTCGGGCCCTGGCTACGACAGCTTGCCTGCCTGCAATGCGCGTAAAGTCCTGGCCACGCAACTCCCGGTTGCTCCAGTTCATGCCGTGCGATTTGAAGCCTTCATTCACCGGATTCTTGCTGTGTCCGCTCGTAGTGTTGTTGGCGATGGCGAACCACGAACCGCCATTGTTTTTCTGCCCGTGGAAATTCGTTGATCCGTCAGACCGGTGCGTGATCCCGTTCTTCATAATCTGGCGCTTTTGCGTCACCGGCATCAGCGCCGGCACGTCGCCCCAAAGGTAGAACGAACCGAAGTTCCATCGCGCCTGACCGACCCACTTTTGCGCCCCGCGCACGTTTTCAACGATCATCGGAATGTGATGCCCCGCCGCAGCGCACGCCTCCCGCTGAATCCGAAAGCACGCATCGAACAGAGTATTATCGGGTGGCGGCAGCGCCTTTGCACGCGACCACGGCATCGCGCGGTAACTGTATGCCTGGCACGGCGGGCTTGCCACGATCAGGTCCGCGTCCTTGAATTGCGCACCGTGCAGCGTCAGGACGTCCTGCAATACCAATTGCGCCGGGTATCCGCCGAGGCCGTAATCGTGCCGCTCGATGTCGAATCCGATCACGTCGTAGCCTTCGGCCAAACCTCCCTCAGCCCAACCTCCTAGGCCCGCATACAAATCTATCATGAGGGGCATTACCATGTTATGATTTTTCTATGAACGAGTTGATCTGTCAACTGTGTGGCGCTTCCTTTACGGCCGCCAGGTCCAACAAGAAATGGTGCAGTAATTACTGTGCGCAGCGTGCTGGGCGCATCCGCCGCCACGAGCACAAGGGCAGCACAGAAAACGGGAAGGATTGCGCCCAATGCGGGAGCCATTTTTCAATCACGCCACCAAATACCAATCAGCGATATTGCTGCGTAGAGTGCGCGAACAAGGCCGCACGCGAACTGCGGCGACAATGGGCAAGGCGCGAATACAAGAAGCGGCGACCGATCTATGAACGGACGCGGAAATTCAAAGATGTGGCTCTTAACAGACTCGCACGCCGATGGCCGGAAATGCCGCGTTCCTGCCAATCCTGCGGCGAAGCCCGTATTCTTGAGATAGCTCATCGGCCATCGCACAAGCGTAACGGCGCATGGAGACTCGTCTCCAACACCAAACCGCACATGATTTGGATACTCTGCCCTACCTGTCACAAACTTATCGACAGAGGCATCTGCACACCGGAAGAACTTGGCTTGGCGTAGGCCGCAAAACAGGTCTATAGCCAGCGGTGCCATTTCACCCTGCCCTACCCCTTACTCCAGCCTGAAAAGCCGCCGCACGGACTCAGGGCGGCTCCCAGAAGGACACGGCCAGCGGTACTCCGTCGCCCGCATCGTCGGCAGAGGCGAGTACGCGGGCGCGATATCGTAAGCGTACACGCGCCCGTTTATGCCGTTCCTTCCCGCGTACCGCTGCACAATGCGCCCTTCGTCGCGTAGCGCAGTGAGCCAGGCGCGCAGGGCACGATCGTTCGGGTTGCCGAGCTCGGCACCGATGCGCTCGATTGAGAGCGGCCCCAGGCGGTGCAGGATGGGCGGGATCAGTTCCTTCACGGCTTGCGCTCAAGTTTGGTGATCCAGAGCGATGGTGAGAAGTGGCAGCCGTGGCGCGGGGATACGTACTCATACGTGCGTTGGTGCGCGCAGTGCAGCCAGCCCGCAGCGTGCAGGACGCCGCTCGCGTCGTCAGCCGGCCGGGCCATCGCGCAGTTGCCGCAGCGTTCGGCGGGCAGTTCCGGCGTGGTCGGGTTGGTCATTCTTCGTCCCCAAAACACTGCACGCCAAAAAAATCAGCCGCGCACCGATCGCAGAAAGCCGCGCCGATCCTGCCGTCTTGCTGAAATAATCGCAACGGACAGCCGTCCTCAGGCAGCGCCGCGTTGCAGTACGAACAGGTGTCATCGGTGAACTCGCACCACCGAATCCGCTCCGGATCGCCAGTGAAATTCATGCCGGTTTCGGCCCGCGCTTGCGATTGTCCGGGCGCTTTGCGTTGTCAGGTATTTGCCAGCCACGAATTGATTTAGTGGCGCGCGGAATGCGCCCTTGGAGCAGCAATTGCAGCACGCGCTGGCGCGAACAGCCCCAACGCTCCGCGGTTTCGCTAGTTGTCAGCATTTTTTCCTCCACAAAATCACATACTAGCAAATAATTGCACGAACCGCAATAAAGTTATTGACTAGCAAATTAATCTGTGTATCATGGCAGTCATACCGCGATTGCGCGGGAAATTAGGGGGCGGATCATGAGAATTTACCACCACATTGCACCTGCAAATCTGGGTGACACCGATAACGCAGGCGCGCAGCAATACGTTGCTGCGCTCACTAACGCGCTGGCAACAGAGTACCCCGGCGCAGATGTGCGCGTCGATCTGAAATCCGATTTTGCGAACGACGATCAAACTGTTGTTACCGGCGCGCCGAGTACCGGCCCGGATGACGACGAATCAGCGATCAGTGAAAATGTGCACATCGTTGCAAATCGCGTTTGGGAACGGATGTAATGCACCCGGTGGACGCAGCCATCATGTCTGGAGTAATCGCGCTGGCAATCCTCGCACTGTGGCGCGGCTGGTAACTTAACTGCGCTGCGCGGCGGCGCGAAAAGGGAGGAACGGAAATGACCATCAGCAAAAGCAAAATCGAAAAAGCCGCAGCGGTGCAGCGTTTAATCGCGCGCGAAAATACCGATGATTGTTGCATCATCCCCGACAATGGCACGAACGCCGAATCGTTGGCGCTGCTGGCCGCTCTTGAACAGCGTTGGGCGGCCGGCAAACCCGCCCGCTTTACCCGCGCCGAAGTAGAAGCCGAGGCGATGGAATTTTAACGCACACGGAGAATGGAAATGATCGAAGCGAACATTATCAATGAACAATTCGCGCAAACCATGGCGGCACGCACGGATGAGCGGTGCGGATTTTGCTACCCGCGCGAACATGGCCTGAACGGGGAAGTTAGACGCGAATGGTCGCCGACTTGGAATATGTTTATAAACTTCTGCCGCAAGCATTCGCCCGCACAAAATATGCATGCACCAAGTTGCGCGTCGCTGCGCACACCGCATCGGGAACATTGGCCGAGGGAACGGTGCGACTGCGGTCTGATTTTAACGCGAGAGAGGGAGGGATGGAAAATGAGTCACACGCCTGGACAATGGGAAGCAGAGCACGAGCAGTGCGATCCAAAACCGTCTCCAGATGATCCAGGTTTCTTTGCCATTAATGCGCCGATTCTCAGGTACGGCCCCGTTGCAGACACGATGAATCGCGATCATTGTATCAGCCCAGATGAAGATCGAGCCAATGCTATGCTGATCGCCGCCGCGCCCGATCTGCTCAAAGCGTTGCAAAATGTGTGCAATGAGGCAAGCGCAATGCTGGCATTAAACGAACCTGCAATACGCGAAGCGGCAGGGAACACGAATTTCACTGTGTTGCTGACGCGAGTTACCGAGGGTTTTGCAGCGCTCGCTAAGGCGACAAAATGACTGAGCACGATGCTGTTCCGATTAGCGCGTTCGAGCTTGCCGAACTCCGCCGGGATGCGGCACGCTGGCGGTGCTTTCGCAACTTGGACCGGTTCGGGATCGCCGACTTCGCAACAGGCGCTTTTATTGATGGACCGACGGAAATGGACACGGTGATTGATGAGGTAATTAAAGGGGGGTGACCATGCAATTTCGACTGAGACTGGTAAAGCAGATCGAGCGCCCGGTTGATCCCCTGCCCCGCGCGGTGACGATGGACGAAAAGCGCGCGCGGGCGATTGCTTATCTGAAAGAACGCGGAATCTATGTGCTACAGAAGGGGTCGAGGGCGCCAAGGTGGAAAGCGTGAGCGACCGCATTAATTACTCCACGCCGATCATTGAGCGCCCGGAACTGATAGAGCGCCTGAGCGCTGAATTGCGTCAGTTCGGCGCGAGGGTATTCAAAATGAACGGCTGTTTCTGTATTGTGTGCAACGAACCGCCGGAAGGGTGGCATTTGTCGATCAGCCGCACGGACCGCGATCCTTGCTGGGACGAGATTGCGACTGCGCGCTATAGGCTTCTGGCTGAAGTGCCTGAAATGGCGATGTACCTGCCGCCGCTTGACGAATACGTAAATATTCATCCATTCGTTTTTCACCTGTACGAAGTGAAGCGCTAGCTAGACAATATTGGTGCCGGCATGACCTACGAAACCTGCGAATCCTGCGGGAAGTCGGGCGAGATGGACTATGACGATGGCGGCGTGTTGGATGCCTGGACCTGTCCGGAAGGCCGATGAAGCAAGGCAGTTAAAAGGAGAGCCATGAAAATTACCGAAATCACCGTAAGCGCCGGCCGCACGTTCAATAATCCATATGAGCAGTACGCGAATCTGCGCCCCGCAGTCGAACTGCGCGCGACGCTTGAGGAAGGCGAAGAACCGCTTGCCGCGCTGAAAAAATTGCAGGAGCAGGCAGAAACGCTTGTTGAGCACCACAAGGCGCGGCTGCTTGCAGACTTGGACAAACTCCACAGTTACACCGAGCGCACGCGCGACATTGCGCGCCTGGAAGATCAAATAGGAAAAGCGCAGGCGCACTTGGACGAACTGAAAAAAGAACAAAGCGACGCCGGTCCGTTGCAGCTTACCGTAATGGATGATTCTGAAATTC